TCAGGGTGTCCCGAGTTCGAATCTCGGATGGATCACCATTTGATTAAGATACGAACTCTCCACTTTTACAGGATTCTGTAAGATAGGGAGTTCGTTTTTATAGTTATACTGAATTTCGATATAGTCTTTATTCACGATTACGCTGCGGACGATGGATGAGAGCAGGATGCTCTTGTACTTGTCCGCAGTTTTTATTTTTTGCGCAATCGACCAGAAGAAGAATTCAATGTGCTGCTGAGTCAGTTCAACATCCCCATCCAGTAGTTTTACCCTTGCAGCGTCGTCTTTTAGCCGTGTAAGCTCTTTTTCATAATCGTTGATATGATTTGTTATGGTCTCGGAAATAAGGCCGCTCTCGACCGCTCTGACACAATTCTGGAGCTTTTTGTTGATATCTGCTATCTGGTTCTTGATTGCCTGGAGTTCCAGAGAATCTTTTTTGTTCTTTTGCATCGCTATTGCCTGCCGTGCGATGGCTCCCACGGCTTCCGGATTGGAAAGAATCCGCGTAGTTACTTCACACACAAGGTCTTCTATTGCTTCTTTTCGAATATTCCGTGCCTTGCATTTCTTTTTGAGGTGAGCAGTGCAAGCATAGTAATAATAGATAGCACCTGTCTTGGAAGTTCCGGACACGCCAACCATCTTGCTGTGGCAGCATCCGCAAAATAGTTTCCCTGTCAGCAGGAAGCTTTCATTACAGGACCTGATGTGATTCTTTTTCCGGAAGTGCAGCTGTTTTTGCACAGCCTCAAATGTCTTTTTATCCAGAATGGATGGTAAGGCATTCTCCTTATGGACATTTCCCCAGTCAAACTTGCCAATATATTTCTCGTTTTTCAAAATCGTTCGCAGCGTATTGTAGGAGAACGGGCGGCCAGAAGAGGTAGTATAATGGTGACGGCTTAATTCGTCGATGATGTATTTTTGATTATGGCCTTCCAGCACCATCTGAAAAATCATCCGAACAATCTCTGCCTTTGGCTCATCAATGACAAGATGATGCTGGTCATCCAATTTATAGCCAAGAGGGACATATCCACCAGGCCACTTTCCTTCCAGCGCGTTTTCCGTCATGCCGCGCGTCACATTTTCTGCCAGCTCAGCGCTGTAATATTCGGCCATTCCTTCAATGACTGATTCCAGCAGAATGCCGGACGGGTCATCCGCAATGTTTTCCATGGCGGAAACGACTTTGACGCCATATTTTTTCAGCTTATGCTTATATTTCGCGCTGTCATAGCGATTTCGAGCAAAACGGTTCAGCTTATAGACCAGGACAACATCAAAGGTCATGGTGGCGGCGTCTCGGATCATCATCTGGAACTCCGGCCGCTGATCAGAGCGCCCGGTCATGGCGCGGTCCGCATAAGTATGGAGAATGGTCATATTGTTTCGGCGGGCGTAGTCTTCACATACACGCAGCTGGCCTTCAATAGATTCTTCCCGCTGCCGGTCTGACGAGTATCTTGCATATATTACGGCCTTTACGGCCTGTTTTTCTTCTGTTTTAGGCATAAAAATAGAGCCTCCTTCTAGGGTGTTTGGAGGCTTTATGATATAATGTATACATAATCTGCCTCCTACAAGAGTGGATTATAACCGCAGTCCGGTACTGGTAATGCCTGGCTGCATTCCCCTGTCATATTTCGCGATATGGCAGGGGCTTTTTATTTTATTTTCCCTTGGCCTTGATGCCCAGCAGCTTCTTTAGGATGCCAGGGCGCTTTTCATACATCAGCTCAAGGATTTCTGTAATGGTATCCAAGGTTGCTTTCGGATGCTTGGCGCTTGGGAAAGAATCAAGGTCAAGCTTTTCGGCCACGTAGTCCAGGCTGAAAGACTCCCAGCTGTCGTGGCGCTCACAGAAATAATCATATAAGTCGATAAAGTGCATCTCCGGTTTGGGAAGGTGATTCTTTTTCAAGGTAGATTGCAGCGCTCTCAAATGGGCATCTGCATAGTAGGTGATGACGTTCTTTCCGGCAAAATATAGTTCAAGCTTTGACCATACGTCCTTGAATGCCGGAGCATCGGCCACATCTTCTGGCTTGATATCGTGATAGTTGGAAAAGGAAAATGATTTCACTTTGGGATTTACCAAGTAAATCATATCTTTGTATTGCTCGTTTTCGATATAGCGGACAGATATCTGACATGTACTGCCATAGCCTTTGTTGGCTCGCTGAATGTTGAAGATGGTGGCCTGGTAAGGGAAATTCACCGGATGCCATTCATCAGCAAGGACCTGCTTGCCAGCTATTCTTTGATTATGTTTCTTTTGTGCCCGGAGGCGGTCACGCTCTTCCTTTTCAACCCTGCGTTTTTCTTTCTTCTCAGGGTCGGAAGAAAAGAGGTGGCTTATAAAGTTGAACAATTCATACATCCCTCCCTGGCTTTTTGAGTTTAATGAAACGATGCGGCACTCCCCGGCAATTGGCCAGAGTATAAATAGATGTCCCTGGATGCTCTGCCAGATACCCGTCATTCAACAGCAGCTCTACAGCAAACATGTTTGCCAGTCTCTCCACCCGGTCAGCATTGATATTCATGGTGTAGGTTTTAAGCCACTGGGTATTGTCATTGGGTGTGCAAAGCGCATGGCCAAGTTCGTGCGCACAGACGAACGGCAACATAGATTCCGGAGTCCGTCTGTCATCAATGATAATAAATTTTGAGCGTTTATATTTGAGATAGTTGCCGTATTTGCCGCCCAGGTCAGAATACATGATGATGATATTCTTACATGCGGCCAGCCGAAACGGGTCATCTGTTTTATAGCGTCGGATTAGAGCGGCAACCTTTTGCTGCACATCCATAGTCTTAATCCCTCCGGTATTTTTTCGGCGTATATTTCTTCTTGGCTATCTTCTTTGCCTGGATCATGGCAGCCTTGATGGTTGCTTTGAAGGCTTCAATGTCTTCTATATCATCTTCTCCTTCAAAGGCGGCAGAAGAAACGGAGTTCATCATATCTTCCAGATCTGACTCAATTTCACGTTCATCGCGGCTGTTCAGGTCCGGATCTTCATCACTTTTCAAGATATTATTTGAGAATCGTGGGTCTAAATCAGACTTATCTATATGCAATGCGTCAGCTATTTTTTGTATATTTCCGGCATTTGGAGTTGACCGCATGGCAAAATAACCGGAGAGAGTGGATACTGGGATTCCTGTCATCTCTGAAAGCTGGTATTGAGTCAGCCCTTCCGTATACTTCTTTAAATTTGCTGATATTTGGGCTCTGAGTTCCTTGTCGAATTTCGATAGTTTGTTTCTTGGCATCTTTACACCTTCTTTCAATAGCTAGTTATATTATAACGAATATAACCGTTATTTTCAATATAACACATGGCAAAAAAACGGGAAAATTCGTTATAACTATTGACAAAACGAATAAACTCGTTTATTCTTATATCAAGAACGGAGGGAGGTGATGAGATGTTAATCACACTGGAAGCAGCCAGAAGGAATATCGGATATTCGCAGAAAGAAGCCGCTGACCTGTTTGGGATTCACTATCAGACTTTGGCTAAACTCGAAGAAGATAGCTCGAATGCTCCTTTTGCTTTCATCCAGAAGATTCCAAAAATCTATAAGATACCGACGAATAATATTTTTTTTGGTTCGAAAAACGAGTTTATTCGTTTATTAAGAAACCAGAAGGAAGCTGTTTAAAAGGAGGCTGGCGGTATGTATGTTCTCATGCAGTACATCAGGGACTACATCCGGAGCCATCCGGATGAATACCAGGAATGGCTGGAAGCAAAAAAGAAAGCGGGAGGTGATGCCAATGACTAGGCCGAAAAGACGATACCGTTACAGATGGGGAAGGATTAGCCTGGCAGTTATCATCCTGCTGGTGGCTGCCCTTGGTATTGCATCCGGCGTAAAGGCATTGATGGCTGAGCCTGAATACGTTGAAAAGGTTGTTGTGGTTGACGAGAATGAAACGCTTTGGGACATCTGCTCCAGAATCAACGATGACCGGGAAGACGTGCGGATCATGATTGACCGGGCCATGGACCGCAACCACATCACGGATGCCGGAACGATTCAGCCAGGGCAGAAGCTACTCATCCCTGTTTTAAAAGAGAAATAAAAATAGCCTGCTGTTGGAGGCAACCAACGGCAGGCCGGCGGAACTATATTTCCCAATAAAATTCCGCCTCCATTGTACCATGAAAAGGAGGAATCAGACAATGATCAACACGGACTGCGGCACCTGCCCATTTGCTGACAAGTGCTACATGAAGGACAAATTCCAAAGGCTCCCACGAAGCAAAGGTGGACTGGGGCTGTGCCCTAAAGTTGAAATTGGTTGGGCATCGGAAACCTGCAAGGCGTGCCATTTTACTGGCAAAGTCGGCAGCCGGGGCGGTGCAAAAATCCGAAACTACCGGACCTGCACACTGCTTCCCAATGAACCGATTGTACAAAACATCAAAGGGCGTAAGAAAAACTGCCCATTCATGGAACAAGTAATAAAGGAAAGAGCTTTAGGAGGTAACGTATGAAATCGGTTTGTGATTTGATTTTATCGGTCAAGGATGCAGAAGACCATGAAAGATGGCTCAAGACAAGAGACCTTGGCATTGGCGGCAGTGATGCGGCTGTCATCATGGGGATGAATTCATATAAGTCTCCGTATCAGCTGTGGATGGAAAAGACTGGTCAGGTAGAACCACCGGATCTGTCGGATAATCAGTATGTCTACTGGGGTACAAAGAATGAAGCCAACATTGCTGACTGGTTCCAGGAAGAAACTGGCAAGAAGGTAAAGCGCCTGGGGACACTCCAGAGCAGAGAATACCCGTTCATGCTGGCCAATGTGGACCGCACGGTTATCGGCGAAAATGCCGGCCTTGAAATCAAGACTGCCGGCGTCAGCCAGTACCGGAAGTGGAAGGATGACGAAATCCCGGATGCTTATTACTGCCAGTGCCTCCACTATATGGCAGTTACCGGGGCTGACTATTGGTATATTGCCGTTTTGCTCGGAGGAAATGAAGCTAAGTGGAAAAAGATAGAGCGGAACGAAGAGGACATCAAGACCCTCATCGCCGCCGAAAAGGAATTTTGGAATCTGGTGCAGACTAAAACCGCGCCGCCCGTGGATGGTTCTATTTCCTGCTCCCAGGCGCTGGCTTCCCGATATGCCGACAGCCGTGATGAAGAAATCATGCTGCCGGAAGAAGCGGATACGCTGATTGTCCGCATCAATGGCGATACGGAAATCATGGATAAACTCAAAGAACAGATTTCCCTGAATCAGAACCGGCTGAAAGAAATGCTGGGTGATGCGGAAGCGGGCCGCGTCGGATCATACAAAGTCACCTGGAAAACCACCAATGGCAGGGAAACATGCCCGCTGTCGAAACTCAAAAAGTCAGCGCCGGACATGTACCAGGCCTTAAAGGATAAAGGATTTATTTCAACCGGCAAAGCAAGCCGCCGGTTTTCCATTAAAGAAGTCAAGGAGGATAAATAACCATGAATACAAAAGGCGGATTAACGAAAAGAAATAGCCAGGTGCAGGAAATGCAGCAGAAGGATACTTCCCTGAAAGGCCTCATCAAGGCCATGGAACCGGAAATCAAGAAGGCGCTTCCGTCGGTCATCACCCCGGAACGCTTTACCCGTATGGTTTTTACCGCTCTGTCCAGCACACCTAAATTGCAGCAGTGTACGCCTCAGTCCTTCCTGGGCGCGATGATGCAGGCCGCTCAGCTGGGCCTTGAACCGAATACCCCTGTTGGCCAGGCATATCTGATTCCGTATGGCAATGTGTGCCAGTTCCAGCTCGGATATAAAGGCTTGCTGGACTTGGCGTACCGCTCCGGGGAAATCAAAGACATTCAGGCGCATGAAGTTCATGAAAATGATGAATTTGAATATGAGCTTGGCCTTGAACCGAAATTGAAGCACATTCCGGCCATGAGCAACCGCGGCCCGGTCACCATGTACTATGCCGTTTGGCATACCAAGACCGGCGGCTATGGTTTTGAGGTCATGAGCAGAGATGATGTATTGGAATTCGCCCAGAAGAAATCAAAGAGCTTCCGCAATGGCCCGTGGCAGACTGATTTTGACGCCATGGCCAAGAAGACGGTCCTGAAACGTGCCCTTAAATATGCTCCGATTGCTACCGATTTCGTCAAGGCAGTCGCAACCGATGAAACGGTCAAGAGCAATATTTCCGCCAGCATGGAAGATGAGCCGGATGAAACGATGACCATTGATGCAGAACCCATTCCGCAGAATGTGGACCCAGAGACCGGCGAAATTATTTCTGATCAGGAAGAAGCGAAGTAAAGGGAGGCAGACATGGACACAACTAAACAGATCATCATATCCAAGGTGAAGCTCGTGAAGGGCGGCATCCGGATTAACTATGAGAAATATCGTGACAGCTACTGGGATACTTTGCAGCTGACATCAGAAGAAAAGGCGGCACCGGAATTCTATGATGCGTTTATGTATCTGGGCAGCCACATTGCCGCCATCATGTCTTTCACTGGGGAAGTCATGGAACACCGCATCAGGCCCAATGAAGTGGTTCTGACTTACAGCTCTTCCGGGGAATTATCTGTGAAGTTTGGCTTCAAGTTCTACCTGCCGCTTTCCGGTGAATCCGTCCCTGTCATGACGCCAGCTCTCAAAGAGCCGCCATCTACTATGAAGAACCCTACCGGAGCAGAACATCCGGAATTTCTGGCTACACAGACATGGGAAGCCGTACAGCATCTGCTGGATGAAACGGAACTGTACATAAAAGGCAAGCGTGCCCAGGGAAATTTATTTGAATCCGATACCGAATAATCCTTCCTGGATGAATGAGTTACTGGGGATTAGCCGGTGGTGCTTGTGTGCTACCGGCGCATCCTTAACCCTACGAGAAAGGAGGGGATACCGTGGCGGATAAAAGAATGATGAGCAAGTCTGTCATTGATACAGACATGTTCCTTGATATGCCAGCAAGTACGCAATGCTTGTATTTTCACATGCTGCTGAGGGCAGATGATGACGGCTTTTTGAAGAATGCCAAAACCATCATGCGAACGGTGGGAGCATCACCGGATGACGTGAAGCTGCTTATTGCAAAACAGTATTTAATTCCGTTCGACACTGGAATCATGGCCATCAAGCATTGGCGGATCCATAACTATATCAAGAAGGACCGCTATAAGCCAACAGATTGTGAAGAAATCAAGCTGCTGGAAGTGAACGAAAAAGGCGAATATGTCTTGGCTGAACCAGTTCGGAACCAAGTCGGCTCCAAAATGGAACCAACCTGTATCCAGTCTGGAACCGTACTGGAACCGAGTCGGAACCAAGTCGGCTCCAAAATGGAACCTCAGGTTAGAGATAGAGATAGGTTAGAGATAGAGATAGGTAAGGATAGAGATAGTAGAGAGAGTAGTGGGAAGAGAAGCTCTGCCAACAACTCAACTGCTGCTCATAAATTCGTAAAGCCTACTCTTGAAGAACTCAAGGCGTACATTGCCGAGAATGGATACACATTCCCGGCAGAAGCCTTCATGGATTATTACGAAAGTAACGGATGGAAGGTGGGACGGAATCCGATGAAGTCATGGCAGGCTACTTGCCGGACATGGCAACGGCATGAACTGCCCCGTAAAGAGCAGGACAACCAAGGACCCGTATCACCGGAGATTGACAATATTCCTTTTTGATGGAGGTGAGCTGTATGGATTCAATGAAAGGCTCAGTCATGGCCATGATTAATGACCTGGCTGCACAGGCAAGACAGAACAGCAGGGTGGTAGCTCCGGAACCAGCGAAACCGGCGAAAGATGGCATCGACTGCCAGCGCTGCGGGAATACTGGCTGGGTCGCAGTCACGAGAGACGACGGAACAACCGCTATGGCTCATTGCCCGGACTGCTTTGAACGTCGGCAGGTAGCGCATCGGCTCCGTAATTCTGGCATTTCTCCGAAGGATTATGAACGGTATACGCTGGCCGGTTTTGATGAAAGCCGGAGTGATACTGCCAAGAAAATGAAGGGCATGGCAGTAGACTGGCTGAAAGGGCACACTTCCGGCGGTACCGGCTTTGGACTCTTTGGACGCTCTGGCATGGGGAAGACTCATATCTGCATTGCCGTTTTCCAGGAACTGACACGGCGATTCGGAGAGCCACATTTCTATTTTTCCTACCGGGCGGAAATCCCGAATCTGGTCAAGGCATCTCGGAGCTACAGTGACGATTACGATGCAGCCATGAAGAAGTGGAAGACCTGCCAGAATCTCTACATTGATGACCTGTTCAAGTTCTCCGGCCGCGTGGAAAACGGAAAACTGGTGGCCATCGACCGTGATGAGCTGAAAGTGGTCTTTGACCTGATTAATGCCAGATACTTGAACCATCTGACGACGCTTTTCAGCAGCGAGTACAGCGTGGGCAACCTTGCCAGAATTGATGAAGCGCTTGGCAGTCGAATCTATGAGATGGTGAATCCCTATGCGTTACGAGTGGAAGGACAGAATCAGAGACTGGCGGGGTTGGGCTGATGATTAAAAACGAAGAAGGCTACGCTGATCCGACGTATGACGGGGCTTACAAAACAATCCGCCAGGAAGAAAAGCGAAAGCAAGATGAGGCGGATGCCGCCAGGATGGATAAAGCCATCCACAAGGCCAGGGCCATCTTTAAGGCTTACGGTTTTGAAGTCGTTGAGCGGATCGTGCTGAAAAATACCAGAACTGGGAAGATTTACCGATAAGGAGGAAAAGTTTATGACGAACTATGAAGCGATTAAAGCAATGGACAAGAATGAATTGGCAAAATGGTTGGCTGTTGTTATAGGTTGTGATGTTTGCCCTACAGCACGCGAAACCTGTGATAATTGCCAGGATATCATCTCGGATTGGCTGGATGAAGAAACAGGTGATGATATCGTTGTTGAACACTCCGATGGGAAAACTATCCATATCAGCCATGCGAATGTAGTGATTATTGATTAGGCGCTGGGAGGGGATGAAATGGCCAACGACAGCAAAATAATTGACATGTTCGACGAGGAATCTCAGCGGGATATAAGGGGAATTGAGCGCATTATGGACCAGCTGAAAAACGGCGCACAATTAGAAATTATAGTTAACGGCCTGAATCTATCCCAGTACGGTATTAGCTGGGTAACCTTAGCACAATGCCGGATAGCGCTACGGAAGACGCTGGATAATGTCTATGGTATTCATTTTGAGAGAGCCTTAAAAACGATGTGTAAGATAGCCTACGATGAACATCGAAGCAATAAAGGGAGGGACTGACATGACCAAAAACACCGTATTGTTTCAGGGAAAAGAAATTGAAGTGGACGATGAACCGGGCGAAACTTCTGACATGATTCATCATCCGGATCACTACACATGGAAGGGCACAGAGTGTAAAAAAGTAATTGAAATCATGACTCGCGGCCTTTCCGGAGCAGAAGCCTACTACATGGGAAACATCATCAAGTACCTGTACAGATACCCGAAAAAAGGCACTCTTCATAGTGACCTGGCAAAGGCGGAAGAATACACGAAGTTCTTACGGGAATTGTTTATGGAAGATGGAGGGAAAGCATGAATGTAGCTATTATTTTGGGCAGGCTGACCCGTGACCCTGTTATCAAAGCATCGCAGAGCGGTATGACCATAGCCCGCTTCGCGTTGGCAGTCAACCGACTCAATAAAAAAGGCCAGAATCAGGAAGCCGATTTCATCAGCTGCGTAGCATTCGGAAAAACGGCAGAAGCCATTGGCAACTATGTTTATAAAGGGCAGCGGCTTTTAGTGGAAGGCAGAATCCAGACGGGCAGCTATACCAGCAAGAGCGGAGAGAAAAAGTTTACTACAGAAATCTCGGTGAACCGGGCTGAGTTCATCGAGAAGCGTTCTGAAAGCTCCGCTCAAGGGAATGCTGGCAGCCATAACGCGCCTCCAGTAGGATTCGAGCAAATGGGGACGGAAGTAAATGACCCGCAGTGGATGGAGCAGGAAGAGATTCACTTTTAAGGAGGCACGGAGATGGATGACGTGAACGCAATTGTATTTTTTCTGGGGATGATGTCAGGCGGATTTATGGCATCAATCTTCCTGATCTTATTCATGATTAACCGTGAGAGGTAAGGCGGTATGGGGCGAAAAAACAGGAGAAGGCGGAAGGATACCGAGCAGGCCATTCAATCATTACGGAAAGAACTGCTGCAAAAGCAGGGTGAATATCACTTGTGTGCGTATTGCGGCAGGAAGCTGTATTCCGGCCAATGGCACTGGATGTATGACGAGTTCGGGCAATTGGTTCATAAGTGCAATGATGAGCGGGCCTGCCAGAAGAATCGCCGCCCGGAATGTGAAGATTCTTTCAGAAAGGCGATGAGGATGTGAGAAGAATTTTATATGAAAACGGATATGAATTCCTTATAGCTGTTGGTCTGGTATTGATGCTGGCTGTTGTAGGCCTTGGAATTGAATGGTATGTGTATGATACAGGGCAGCTCAAAGAACATATGACATTCCTTGAATGGCTGCTGATTCAGAAATAATGGGAGGATGGTATGGAGTTTATCGTAGAAGGGAACCCGCAAGGGAAAGCAAGACCGCGTTTCAGTCAAAAGAGCGGGACCGTTTACACACCAGCTAAAACGGCGAAGTATGAAAAGCTGATTCGCAAAGCGTTCCTGGCCGCCGGAGGGAAGGCCATTCCGTCTGATTGTTATGTTGGAATTACGGTTGATGCCTACTTCCAGATTCCGAAGTCGTACACGAAGGGAAAGCGGCTGGCGTGCCAGGACAACATCAACCGTCCGGCCAAGAAACCTGACATTGATAACACGCTGAAAGTCGTTCTGGATGCGCTGAACAAGGCAGCTTATGAAGATGACAAGCAAGTGGTTGAAGTGTCCTGCCGGAAATGGTACTCTCGGAGCGCTGGCTATTTGCGGATCAGCGTGAGAGAAGTAAAACAGTAGTTTGAGCAAGGCAGATTTAACACCTGCCTTGCTTTCTAAATTCAAGGATGGGAGGAAACGGGATGTATCATAACGATTATATCGACGCAGTGAAAGAATACTTGCGTCGGTATCGAGAGTTCTCGCAGTATATTGCGAACGTCAAAACCGATATCGAAGAATGCCAGCGCATGTTGGAGCTAGAAGCCGTACCGGCAGCGTCGTCTATGTCGCCAACTGGTGGCTGCGGTGGTGGTGAAAAGGTGAGCCAGGAAGAGCGCATGTACATGCAGCGTGAGGACTTACAGCAGAAGATCCGGAAATATCATGCTGACCTACAGCAGATTGAACCGCTCATCCGGCGCCTGGATAGCTCGATGGCTTCCTTGAAGGATATCAATGAGACGGATGCCAGAATCTTAGAGAGCCGGTATATTGATGATGCATCCTGGGAAAGTACAGCACGGTATGCCTGCTGTAGTGTTGGCTCTTGCCGGAGGCGGGCACGCATTGCGCTCAAAACTTTGACCGGCATGATATTTGGCCCGGACGCTGTGCCAATGCAGACATCGGTCGTGTTCTTCAAACGATAATAGAAATATTAACACCAATGTGAATAACTTTGTGGATAACTAGAGCATGAACACTTTCTGAACAGTTTTTAGCAGAAACATGACTGATTGTTGCATGATTTATGTACGGAATGTGCGGACGCTTTGTGTTATACTAATACCATCGAAAATTGAACAGGAAACAGACAGCCACGCAGACCAGCGTGGTTTTTGTTTTCTTATTTTGAAATCGGAAACCGAAATAGAAAATGGAAATGGAATTTGATTTTTTATTTTGGTTTCCATTTCTTTTTTGAACATGAAAGGATGTGAGGCAACGTGGCCAGGGCGTTTGCCAAAGACCTTTATAACAGCCAGCGATGGCGAAAGGTGGCTCATGCTTATGCAGAGTCTCAGCACTACGTGTGTGAACGATGCCATAACCGTTCCTTTGTCGGGACTGGAAAGCCGCCTAGATTTATCGTCCACCACAAGACACACTTGTCTCCGGAGAACGTAGGGGACGACAGCGTGGTGTATGGCTGGGATAACTTAGAGCTTTTATGTATCTACTGCCACAACACCGTGCATGGCGCAGGCCTGGGCAGGGAGTGCTTGTTTGATGATGATGGTAATCCCATCGGCATCCTGGAACATGGCCGCTAAGCCCCCCCGGTCTTCCCTTTCGGAAGCCTGAAAAATGCCGCCGGGGGCGGGCCTTTCTGTGATACAAACGGCATCCGCCAAGGGGGTGTAGTATCAAAACCAAAGGGAAAATAGCAAAAGAAACGTCAATAAGTAAGGAGGTGATGGAGTGAGACAGATTAAACCGGAAACAGCGATTAGAAGAAGGGTGAAAGCCTTGCAGGAGGCGTTGAAAGCCGCCGATGAAGAGAAACAGACGGTCGTGAGCCCGCTGATCGGGCAGGTTGCACGCCTGGAATACCAGTTGCAGAAGCTCATGGAGCAGTTGGAAGAGGTCGGATTTGTTGAAGAATATAAGAACGGCGAGAATCAGTTTGGAACCAAAGAATCAACGGTTTCAAAGGCCTACTCCACCACGTTCAAGAACTATGTAAGCGCCATCCGTACCTTGGTGCAATGTCTTCCGGCAACGGCGGCCCCTGATGCAGAGGATACGCTGACGGAATTCATCAAAAACAGGCCTTGAATTACATTGAAAAATACTATGGCGGCATAAAATCCGGGCAGATAGTGGTATCTGATAAGGTACGGCGGGTATTCAAGCATCTGACGGAAAAAATAAATAACCAAAATTCGCAGTATATCTACGACGATGCCAAAGCCCAGTATGCCATCGATTTTATTCAGACCTTCTGCAAGCATAGCAAAGGCAAGTGGGGCGGCAAGCCAGTCATCCTGGAGCTGTGGCAAAAGGCCATCACGGCAGCGCTCTTTGGATTCGTAGATAAAGATACTGGTCTCCGGGAATACCGGCAGCTGATTCTTATCGTCGCCCGTAAAAACGGCAAATCAACGTTTGCTTCCTGCTTAGGACTGTTTTTACTGGTGGCGGACGGGGAAGCCGGCCCGGAAATCTATTCCGCTGCCACTAAAAAGGACCAGGCAAAAATCATTTGGCGTGAAGCCTGCTCCATGATTAAGAAGTCGCCAGCATTGAACAAGAAATTAGATCTGCGCGTATCCGTCATCCGGTCACGCTTCAATGAGGGGACGTTCGAGCCGTTGGGCTCTGACTCTGATAAGCTGGATGGCCTCAACGTGCATGGAGCCCTGATTGATGAATTGCACGCCTTGAAGGATAAGAACCTGTATGATGTCCTCATCGACGGCATGACGGCCCGTGAACAGCCGCTCTGTATCATTACCACGACGGCCGGCACGGTCCGTGATAACATTTATGACCTGAAATACGATGAATGTGAGCGTATCATCAACGGATATGAGGATCCGGCAGGCTATAAGGATGAAACCATCCTCCCTATCGTCTATGAACTGGATAAAAGGGAAGAGTGGACGGACCCAGCGTGCTGGGCAAAAGCCAATCCAGGCCTAGGGAGCATTAAGAATACCCAGACACTTGCACAGAAAGTCTACCAGGCGCAGCATGATGCACTCCGAGTCAAGAACTTACTGTGCAAGGACTTCAATATCCGCGAAACCAGCGGGGAAGCATTCTTTACATTCGACCAGCTAAACAATGAAACCACCTATGACATGAAGGCTCTCAAGCCTAAGTATGGAATAGGTGGTTTTGATTTGTCCGAAACAACGGACCTGACCTGTGCGACAATGCTTTTTTGCGTCCGTGATGATCCGAATATCTACATCAAGCAAATGTACTGGATTCCGGAAGATTTACTGGAAAAACGGGTGCATGAAGACCAGGTCCCCTACGACATCTGGAAGAAAAAAGGCTGGCTCCGGACATCGCCCGGCTTCCGCAATGACTACCGGCTCATCCTTCAATGGTTCGTCGATGAAATGGAACAAGATGACATCTATTTGTACAAGTGCGGCTACGACCGATGGAGTGCAGCCTACCTGGTGCAGAGCATGAAAGAGCGTTTTGGCGATGACGTGATGGTTCCGGTAGCGCAGGGCAAGCAGACATTGTCCGGACCAATGAAGAATCTAGCAGCCGATTTGGCCGCCAAGCGGATTGTTTATGGCAACAATCCAATCTTGAAATGGTGCATGACGAACGTGGCCGTCGATGTAGACCGCAACGACAACATTCAGCCATGCAAAACGTCCAATCCACGAAAGCGCATTGATGGCTTTGCCTCTTTGCTGGATGCCTACACTGCGTTGGAACAGAACAAAGAAGACTACATGAACCTTATTTGAAAGGGGGTGAAGACTTGGAACTAAGAAGCATGATGCAGACCATTTTCGGACGGTTGTTCCGGCATGACGGTTTGACCAGGGCAAAGTTGCTGGATGGTTATTCCAACGACTACGTACCATTTGATGGGAACGTCTACGACACTGCCACCGGGCGGAACTGCATCGACACCATTGCCCGCCATGCGGGGAAGCTGCATCCGAAGCACATTATCCGGCGGGACGGAAATATCGTGAAAAATGCAGATGACAAGCTTCAATACATCTTGTCCATCCGGCCTAATCCATTGATGACGACATCGGAATTTATCGAGAAGATTGTTGCCCAGTATTACTGCTACAATAACCTGTTCGTCTACATCCAGCGGAACCAGTTTGGAGACATTGCCGCGTTATGGCCATTGAACTTCAACAATCTGGAGCTGTTCGAGGACCGCAAAGGGAACCTGTACTGCAAGTTTACCTTTGGCAGCGGGGAACAAGCCACAGTCCCGTATGAGGAACTTATTCATATCCGGAGACATTACAACCGCGATGAGGTTTTCGGCGATCCGGAGGGGCAGATTCTCACGGAAGATATCAACCTGCTAAAATCCGTCAAGACTGCCATTATCAACGTGGTCAAGAATTTCAGCAAGCTCCGTGGCGTCATCCAGTGGACTGGCACGGTCCGCCCGGAAGATCAGGAGGCCATGTGGCAGAAATTTGTTGATTCCTTTGCCGGGCCTTCCAATGGCAGCGGCATCGGCAGCCTTGATAACCGTGGCAAGTTTCAGCAGCTCACCACTGATACCCAGACGTTTGATGCCAGCCAGATGACGTTTGCCCGGGATAATCTCTACAAGTATTTTGGAGTCAACGAGAAAATCGTTTCCGGGAAATTCACGGAAGAGGAATACCAGGCCTTCTATGAAAGCGTCATCGCGCCGATTGCCATTAAATTGTCTCAGGAATTTACTGAAAAGCTCTTCACACAGAAGGAACGCGGCTTTGGGAATGAGGTCCTGTTTGAAGCCAATCGCCTGGCGTACATGAGTACGGCATCGAAAGTAAAGATTGCAGAGGCTATGATTCCGGCTGGCGCCATCAAACGAAATGAAATCCGTGAGTTATTCGGATATGCCGGCCTGCCTGGCAAGGAAGGCGAGGAAATTGTAGTATCGCTGAACTACGTGAAAGCAAAGGACCAGTCTCTTTATCAGACTGGTAAGGATGACAATGATAATGGCGCATCGGAAGGAGGTGATGGGGATGGAGAAGAAGATTGAGTGCAGACGGCTGGCGCTGAGAGCTGCCGACCAGGAAGGCGGAGGGGAAGGCCTCCACGTTGAAGGTTATGCAGCTGTATTCAATGAAAAAACACTGCTGTGGGAATCGCCATATAGTGGGATAAAGTATTACGAAGTCATTGACAGGAACGCTGTCGACGCCAATACGGACATGAGTGACGTTATCCTTAGATATAACCACTCTGATGCGGCACTTATCCTGGCACGCACGTCCAACGACTCAATGAAAATTGTAGCCGACGAACGAGGAATCAAGGTAGAGGCCGACATTGCGCCGACAACTGCCGGCAAGGATATCTATCAGCTGATTAAGAGAGGGGATATCAATAAAATGTCCTTTGCCTTCACGGTAGATAAGGATGACTGGGAAAACGATTCTGCTGCCAAAGAGCAGACCAGGACCATCAAGCACATTGACATGATTGTGGATGCCAGCCCGGTGGATTTTCCGGCCTACGATGGCACCAGCATTGCCGCCCGTGACCATGACGGCATTATCGAAGAATTGAAGAACCGCGAACAGGAGCAGGAACTACGTGAAAAGCTGATTGCCGAAACGTATTTATGAGAAAAGGAGACAACTATGAATAAGAGACTTTTTGAAATCAGAAGCCGCAAAGAAGAAATCAGAGCCGCGCTTCAGGGTGACGGCAAGGTTGACCTGAAAGCACTCCAGGAAGAACTGAGAAAGCTGGATGCTGAACAGAAAGAAATTGAAGAACGTGAAAGGATTGCTGAAGGCATCAATCTGGGAAACAATCAGGAAGGCGTACATGGCCGCCGGAAGCCGCAGGGCAATGGAGCGGCTGCTGGTATTGACTCTGATGAATACCGCAAGGCATTCATGAACTACGTTGTACGTGGTATTACCATTCCGACAGAATTCCGCGGAGCAACTACTACGACTGATGCGGGCGCACTGATTCCTCCGACTACTCTTAACCGAGTCATCGAAAAACTGCGTACCTATGGCAACATCCTGCCGCTGGTAACCCGCACTGCGTACAAGTCTGGCCTAGCCATTCCGACTGCCGACGTTAAGCCAGTAGCTACCTGGGTAGCAGAAGGCGCTACGTCTGATAAGCAGGGAAAGACCCTTGGCACGGTTACTTTCAGCCACTTCAAACTGCGCTGCGCGGTCGCTGTAACTCTGGAGTCCGAATACATGACTCTGTCTGCATTCGAAGATACCATTGTTTCCAACATTGCAGAGGCTATGGCCGTTGCGCTGGAAGAAGCCATTATCAAGGGCACTGGCTCTGGCCAGCCGACCGGCATCATCAAAGACCTTACCAAGGGCTCTACTCTCAGCGTTACCAAGCTGGGCCTTGATACTATCACCGGCGCAGAAGGCAAGGTCCCGCAGGCCTATGAAGCTGGGGCTGTATGGGTCATGACCAAAGGCACCTTTATGCAGTTCATGGGGATGACCGACTCTGCCGGCCAGCCGATTGCCCGCGTCAATGCAGGCGTCAATGGCGTACCGGAACGTGTCCTCCTGGGTCGCAATGTAGTTCTCTGTGATTATCTGCCGGACTTCTCCGCAGCACTCACTAAGAGCGATGTTTTCGCTTTCATTTATCGCATGAAGGACTATGTCCTCAACACCAACTACAACGTTTCCATGAAGGTCTATGAAGACAACGACACCGACGACCTGGTAAGAAAGTCCATCATGATTGCGGACGGCCGCCCGGTTGACTTCAACTCCCTTGTCCTGCTGACTGGCAATAAGACAGCGTAAGGAGTGACGAACCATGGCCGTAACGCTTACCCAGGCAAAGAATTATTTAAAACTAGATAATGACATTACCGACGATGATGAACTGGTAACGAGCCTGATCAGCGCGGCCGGCGACTATGTAAGACGGACGACGGGGAAGGTCAATACTGGCGATAATCAAAGCCAGCTATATGACCTCTGTATCAAAATGCTGGTGGCGCACTGGTATGAAACCCGTGCTGTTTACAGCCAGAAGCCGGGCGCCATCAACGTGATTCCCCATACTGTGACCGCTTTGCTGACTCATATTGCCCAGTGCAGTGACTACCCGGAGGGATAGCCTATGATTAATGTTGAAATCGGGTCACTCGATAAAAGAATCCATATCATGCAGTACCAGGAAAGTACCGATGAATATGGGCTTACCCATCAGACCCTGGCTGATGCTATCGGCAATGCCATTTGGGCCCGTATCGAACCGGCACGCGGCAAGACCTACTATGAGCAGTATAAAGACAAAGTTGAGTTCGTCACCAAGGTCACGATTCGTTACCGGAAAGGGATTACCCCGGATATGCTGGTTCAGTATGCGGGCACTACCTATCGGATCATGTCGGTTGTTGACCCGTATGAGGCCCACGTAAAACTGGAACTCATGTGCAACATAAAGGAGCGAGGTGATTCTGGTGAAGATTGAAGAATTTGTCAGGCGGCTGGATGAAATGAGAATCCAGTATCCGGGCGACGCGGAAGACGTGCTGGAAGCCGGCGCCAAGAAGATGACGAAGGCCATCCGGAAGGCGTCCCCTGTCGGGGATACGAACCACCCGCACAAATTGAAGAAGTCGTGGCGCTGCAAGATTAAGGGATACAGGGCGGCAGATACCCGCGCGGAAATCCGTTCTACGGCACCTCATTTCCATTTGGTGAACCGTGGCGTGCAGAACCCAAAGGATACTCATGGCAATCCGAAACCGGAATGGCGCAGCGCTTTGAACCGTCATAAGGGATTCTTGCAGAAAGCGGTGCAGGACAACTGGGACGGCATCAAGGATGGCATGGCCAAAGACTTCTACCAGAAAGTACGTGATCACCTTGGCTAAGATCGTAAGACAGATTGATGCACTGAGCGCTGTTATCCAAGCCGTTTCCAAAGCAACCGGATGCAAAGTCTATTCGGATGAGGTCCTTGAGAAGTTCAAGAAGCCGTGCTTTTTCGTTTCGGCATCGTCCCGCATGACTCCGTATACGGATAATGTAGTAGAGAAAGAGCTGACCATTGCCCTGACGTATTTCCCCAGGGATAACGAAAAGAATGAAATAACCTACTTAGGGATTGTTGACCTCATTCAGCGGCTCTTCCAGTCTGGCGTTCAGGTTGGGGACCGATATCTTCACGTCGAAAGCGTCGAGGATGACCGTACCGGGGAAGAGCAGGACATCTTGCAGGTAACCATAGTGATTCCATTCTTGGAACAGGTTGAAAAGCCTGCTGGCGGGAATGTTGAAATCATGGGTGAAGTTGAACTGAATATCCATACCATCTCCAACAAACAGCGCAGCACTGCTGCGGATGAGAAATGGAATTCGAAGATTAATTCAGGAACTATATGAAGGAGTGAAGATATATGGCAAAACTCGGAATGCCTTCCGTAAACATTGCGTTTATTGAAGCCGGCATTGAAGCCATTGAGCGCAGCCAGCGTGGCATTGTGGCTCTTCTGCTCGAAGAGCCGCAGGATACCATCACAAAATTGCTGACTGACCATAAAATTACTAGTGGCACCACTTCAAAGGATGTGGCTGCCATCACCAATCCGTTTACCGTTTATACCACCGATGATATTCCGGAGGAACTGACTGACGATAATCGTGATTACATCACGAAATGTCTCATTGGGTATACTAAGACGCCATACCGCGTCAAAGTGTATTTGCAGGCAACAAATGAGACAAAAGACAGCTCTGAGGATAAGTTCGCAGATACGCTCAAGATCCTGGCAACAGACCGCTGGGATTATCTGGCCATCCCGTCCATCGCTACGGCCCAGTTGGAATCTGTAGCCACCTGGATCAAGACGAACCGTGAAAACAAGTTCAAGAAATCCAAGGTTGTGCTGCCCGGATACAGCGCAGACTATGAAGGCGTCATCAATTTCTCGAACACTACCATCAAGACCAAAACTAAATCGTATACTGGCGCTCAGTACACGCCACGTATTGCCGGCCTGATTGCAGGAACCCCGATGACAATTTCTGCAACGTATGCCCCGCTGGCGGAAGTCATTGACTGCGATAAATACAGCCTTGACGAAAACGACGAGAAGGTTAATAAGGGCGAGTTTTTCGTTTGGTATGACGGCGAAAAGTTCAAGATGAGCCGTGCCATGAACTCTTTGGTCACTACGACTCAGGGGAAACTGGAAGCCTATCAGACCATCAAGACCGTGGATGTCATGGACATGATGTATGACGACATCAAGAAAACCGCCCAAGACAGCTACATCGGCAAATACACGAACGATTACGATAACAAGCAGCTGCTGATTACTGCGATTGGTGGCTATTTCAAAGAACTGGAAGATGGCCGCCTCTTACAGAAAGGCTATTCCACGATTGATATCGACGTAGAAGCCGTAAAAACGTATCAGCTTGAACATGGCCTGTATACGAAGGACGAACTTGCCGACATGTCTGATTTGGAAATCAAGAAACTGGATACGAAAAAGAAAGTATTCCTGACCGCCAAGGTGAAAATTCTTGATGCAATGGAAGATATCGAACTTCCAATCAATATTTAAGGAGGTGTTGAACTATGGCAGATTCTATGGTAGCCCAGCAGGTAATGTCCGGCACCGAAGGTGAAGTATGGATCGATTCTGATTACATGGCTCAGGTAACTGCGTTCCAGGCCGAAGTGAATCTGGTAAAAGAAGAAGTCAACCAGGTTAAAAAGCGCGGCAAGCAGTACAAGACAACCGGATGGGAAGGGAAAGGCAAAATTAAAATGAACCACATCTCTTCCTACATGATTGATAAAATGGCTGATAACATTAAAAATGGCCATCAGACGGTTTGCACCATCATTGCCAAGCTGTCTGATCCGGACGCTATCGGAGATGAACGTGTCTGCATCCGTGACGCGACCTTTGATAAGTTGACGCTCATGGATTGGGAAGCGAAAAAACTGACCGAAGACAGCTATGACTTCACGTTCACGGACTTTGATATTCTGGACCGTGCATCTGAATAAGAAAGGCAAGGTGTTCTATGAATTTAGCAGAGGCATTGCTTGCAGCTGATGCTGGCAAGGTAATGAAAAAAGCAACGAAAGATTTCGAAGTAAAGCGGCTCTCCGGCATTATCGGTGAGCCGTTTGTGCTTCATCTGTGCCAGATTCCATCCAGGCGCGTAAGGGAAATTCAGGACGGCGCGGTAAAGTTTGACCGCAATAATAAGCCTGTAGGCGCTGATACCTATAAGTTGCAGATTATGCTGCTGGTTGACGGCATCACCAACAAGGACTTTGACAGCAAAGAGGTCCTCAAGCACTATGGTTCCGGTACTAGAAAAGATCTGTTTGAAAAGCTGTTCAATGCCGGCGAAATTGCTGACATTGCGGAACAGATTACGGAACTCTGCGGCTTTGGCAGCGAACAGAACGCTGCAAAGGTTGAAGAAGTAAAAAACTGATAGATTCCGACGGGGATGTTCAGACCATGTACTGGCACTATGTCAGGCATGGTGTGAAGCCGTCGGAGTGGTATGCAATGGGCCCGGGCGAGCATGTAGTTCTCCGGGCTTTCATGATGAAAGAAATCGAGGGCGAGGAACATGCCCGCGAAGAAATAGAGAATAAAGTGAAAGGAGGTTAACGTATGGCCGAAATTATTGATGTAATCATGAGACTCCAGGACAATGTCACAAGCGGGCTGGCAAGGATTCGGAACAGTATGGAAGAAACCAGTAAAGCCAACCAGCGTATGGGGCGTGATATTTCCAAAGCGGGGAAGAATGTCAGCGATTTAGGTGAAGCCATGCTCCCGGCGGCTGCGGGCATTACGGCTCTGGGTGCAGCAAGTGTTAAGACATTCATGAATTTCGACCAGACCATCACAGCGGCAGGCGTCAAGGCTGGAGCCACGACGGAAGAGCTGAACCAGATGCGGGAAGCAGCCTCCAAGATGGGAGCTGATTTCCCTATCAGTGCCCAGGAAGCAGCCGCGGGCATGGATAGGTTGGCAGCGGGCGGTTTCAATGCTTCCCAGTCTATCGCGGCCATGCCTGGCATCATCGAGGCATCTATTGCATCCGGTGAGGATCTAGCCACCACGTCCGATGTCGTAACCTCTGCACTTTCCATTTGGAGCCTGACCACAGGTGATGTAGCATCTAATACCACTCACGTTGCCGACGTTATCCAAGCGGCAGCCAATGCGTCGAAGCTGGGTATGCAGGACTTTGGCCTTGCAATGCAGTATGCAGGCGCTCCAGCGGCCGCACTGGGCGTAAGCATTGAAGAACTTGGCACTGCCATGGCGGTTATGTCCAACAACGGCATTGAAGCCAGCTCGATTGGTACCGGCCTCCGGTCCATGATGAGCCGTCTGGCATCGCCTCCGAAAGATGCTGCCAATGCCATCGAACAGATGGGGCTCAAGATTAAAGATGCAAGCGGCAATTTTGTTGGATTGGAAAACGTCATCGGCCAGATGCGGACGGCCATGTCCGGCATGTCGAATACGGAACAGGTCGCTATGGCCAAAGCCATTGCCGGTGAAGATGCTTATAGCGGGTTGCTGTCGTTGATTAAGACCAGCCCAGAAGCATACAAACAGGCAGCGGATGCCATCAACAACAGCGCCGGTAGCAGCCATCAGGCATACATGACCATGCAGAAGACGCTCAAGGGCTCCATTGATTCCCTCATGGGCTCCGTGGAAGCTCTGGGGCTGTCCTTTGGTTCTGCCCTGGCACCTACAATCCAGTGGGCTGCGGGCGGCATCAAGGCGCTGGCGGATGCTCTTACCAACCTGTCCCCTGAAACCAAAACCATGATTGTCCAGATAGCTGGTGCATTCGTTGGCCTTACTGGGTTTACTATTGCCGCCGGTAAGGCTATTACCATCGGCGGTAACATGGCCAAGGTATACGGCCAGATTGGTACGGTGATGAAGGGCGGGACCATCAGCAACAAGGCCTTGCAGTTTGCCGTTCAGGGTGTGATGCGGGGCTTCACCATGCTGCGCACGGCGTCCGTGGCCATGCTGGGACCATGGGGCATTGTGATTGCTGCTATTGCAGCAGCAGCTTTCCTCATCTATCGGAACTGGGACCGTATCGGCCCGTTCTTCCAGCGGCTTTGGACGCAGGTCAAGAGCGCATTCAATGCCGCGGTGAGCATGATCCAGCCGGCTATTTTAAAACTACAGATGGTCTGGCATACACTCACCCAGGCATTCCAGAACGGGACCGGCGTTTTCAGAGTCTTGAACATGCTTTCTGATGTGCTGGCCGGAGTCATCGGCGGACAGCTCTATGCGGCGTTTGTCATCGTCTCTAGTGTTATCACTGGGGCAGTCACGGCAGCATTCAGTATTCTGGGCTCGATTGTCACGGCGGCTCTGGGCGTGTTCAGTGGGCTGATTGAATTCATTACGGGTGTTTTTACCGGCGATTGGTCCATGGCTTGGCAAGGCGTTGTTGACATTTTCAGCAGCATCTTCGGCGGCTTGAAGGGAATTTGCGACGGCATTCTGCAAGGAATCAAAGCAGCCATCAACGGTGTAATCGGCGGAATCAATTCAATTTCCGTTGATATCCCTGACTGGGTTCCGAAATACGGCGGCAGCCACTTTGGATTGAATATCCCTTACTTGTACAATGGCACGACCAACTGGCCAGGTGGCGCAGCGGCAGTCAATGACCGTGGCGCTGAAATCATCAATCTTCCGTCTGGGGCACAGGTTATTCCGCACAGCCAGTCCATGAAAAATGCATACAACATGGGCGCGGCATCTGGGAACCTCAGAACCGGCGGAGGTATCACCGTTAATATCAGCGGCGTAACCATCAATAACGGCTCCGATATCCGAGAATTTGCCAGAAAAGTAGCGGAACAAATTCATTACGAGATGGAAAAGGAAGCCATTAATTCTACTGTGGGGGCGATCTGATGAGTAGCTTTTTAAGCTTTATGAGTACCGCTTCCAGCATACTGGGGAGTGTTCTTGGAGCCCTGGGCGGTAATGGTGGAGACGGTTGTGTATTTACGTTGTCCGGAGGCGGCAGCAGTGTCGCCTTCCCGGTCAGCCCGCCTGATTTCGAGGTGGTGAATCCGTACAATAACAGCACGGTCAACATCAATAATCTGGGCGAAATCAATATGATTGGCAAACGTGGCCTGGCCACGATGAAATTTTCATCGTTCTTCCCTGCACAGGATTACAATTTCCTGCAAACAGTGATGGCCGGCAGCCCATATGAGCTGGTAGGCAAGGTCAAGCAGATGGCAGAAAGCGGGCAGCCGTGCCGCATCAGCATCACGGGTACAGATGTCAGCCTGCCGGTCACGATTGATGAGTTTGTTTATAAAGAAAAAGACGGCAGCGGCGATGTGTATTTCAGCTTGACTCTGAAAGAATACCGCTACATCATGCCCCAGGCTGACGTTCTGAGCGATACGACGGGGCTAAAGAGCCGTGTCGCAGAGACTGGCACAAGCAAGGAAACCACCTGCCTGGGGACAATGCACGCGCTGGACAATGCGCAGAAGGCCTTCCAGAAGACCACCAGCATTGTCAATCAAGGGAAGCGTGCCCTTGGCTTGTATAAGAGCATGGTGAAATCCGGCGGCATCCCTGCCGGCACGGTACTCACGACCGTTGCTAATGCGGTCCGGACGGGTGGCAAGAGCCTATATAAGTTCTAGGAGGGATAGAGAGATATGTTAAGCATTCGCTATAGTGACCCACCTGAAACGGAAAAAGAGACAAAAGCCCGCAAGGACAGCAAGGGACCTGAGCCGAAAAACAACTTTGACATCACGAATTATGTACAGAAAATGGCATGGTCCGGGGACAGCCAGCAGGCCGCCCGCAAGTTGGAATTTTCCATCGCATACAACACGCCTGACAAGGATAAGACGTTTGTGCCGCTTGATTTGAAAATCGGCGGATTCATCTACTTGTTTTACCGGGAAAAGGATACGGATCCGGAGATTGAAATCTTCCAGGGGCGCATCTTCTACCGGAAACGTGTGACGGATTCCTATACATTCGATTTTTCCTGTTTTGATGACATGATTTATCTGGCTAAGAGCAACATCAGGGCAGTCATCACCGGCACGGTGGCGGCTGGCATTCAGCAGGTGTGCAAAGAGATTGGCATACCTGCTGGGACTCTTCCGGATGGGCTTGATGCATCCGTTGACTATATTGCGGATGATAAGAGCGGGACGGAAGTACTGCGGGCACTTCTCGACATCCAGCAGACGGCTGATAAGGCTGCCAAGAAGGACACCTACTATTTGCCAGTGTGCATCAATGGCCAGGTCAATGTCATCAAGAAAGGCGAACTGATTGACGGGTATGTAGCAACGGCGGACACAAACACATTCAGCACGGAGCATTCCGAAAGCATCGAGAATATGGTCAACCGGATAAAAGCAGTAGATGACAACGGGACCATTTGCCAGATGTTCACGATAAACGACGACGTGACGCACTACGGCATGATTCAGAAAATCTACAAGATGCAGCCGCCTAAACCGGATGAAACAGTGGATAATGTCACCGCTGCCAAAGCCCAGCTGGCACGGCTGAAAGATGAATCGAGTCTGAAAGGGCTCGGAAACGTCCAGTGCATCACCGGATACAGCATCAAAGTGCAGGAAGAACAGCTTACGGGTACGTTCTATATCAAAAGCGATACCCACAATTTCGAAAATAACGTCCATACGATGGATTTGACGCTTGAATATATTCCGGATCAGCCGGAACAGCCGGAGATTGAGCAGGTAGACTATGCAACACCGGTGTTCAGTAGCTCGAAAGACCGCATGAAGAACAAGGAGGGCATTTCCAATGGATCTGCTGATGTCGATGCGGGAATATCTGCCGGCTGGGATGCTTGGGGCGGCCAGACAATGGACAACGGGCGTGAAGGCTGCGCTGAATTCGTTGGTAAGTGCGGAAGCTATTACAGCCCATTCCTGGCACAGGAAGCCAACAATGGCGTCGTCTATTGTCCTACGATGGTAGCCGATGCGGATGCGGCGGGCCTGCTGTCGTATGATACCAGTGACCTACAGAAGGGCGACGTCATTGTCTATGGTGATGATGACCACGTTGTCATCTACGATGGCCAGGGCGGTTATTACGGCAACAGCTCATCCCGCAACGTCACTGTTCACGGTAGTGACTACACGGAAATGGGAATGCCAGTCACGAAAGTCATTAAAGCATCCAGGGGGTGACGATGAATGAAGAAAACTGACAATCCGTATAAGGGCCTTGTAGATCTGAACAGAAAGCTGGCAGAAAGAGCTGCCTTGCAGCCTACCGTCGGCATCGGCGTCATCGTCAGCCCGCCTCCGGAGATTCAGATCCGATACAATGGCTACGTCTTGGACAAGAAACATTTGTGGATTGATGACTATTGGATTCCAGGGCACACGCGCCATATGGTTGGTGCAACAGCAAACCGCGCCGGCGGCTCTGGTGATGCGGCCTATGAATCCCATAATCATCCGATTGACAACGATGAAAAGCTGACCGATACATGGAAAGTTGGCGATAAGGTTCTTTTACTCCCTGTAACGGGCGATGATAACAAGACCACAAAGCAGTATATCGTGGGAATGAAACTAAGGAGGCTTGACGGCAATGAGTAACCCATTTGTGGTAGGCCCATCTACGTCAGAAACAGCAAGCCAGAGCCTACCAACGTTTACAGAATTCGCCTGGGACTTTGAAAAAGATGATTTCATTTATCAGCGTGACGGGTCCCATGAAGTTGTTACTGGGAAAGAAGCTATCAAGGTCTGGGTGCTGCATGTACTCCGGTGTGAACGGTACCGGTATCTTGCATACTTTGATGACTATGGCATCGAACTTGAAAAATTTATCGGTACAGGCCCGAATGATGGGCAGCGGAGTTCTGAGCTTTTCCGTTATGTAAAGGAAGGACTCATGGTCAATCCGTACATTACGGATGTTACGGCCTTACAGGTCACCCAGGAACACAAGAAAATCACAATGGTGATTCACCTGGAAACTGTTTATGGTGAGGTTGAAATGGGAATCGAGGTGTAAATATGTTTGAAGCAGAAACAAGGTCCGCTATTCTGGAACGGCTAAAAAAATATTATGCAGAGTTCAAAGGGACGGACGTAAGCGCTGTGGAAGGCACGTTTTCCTTTGATACCCTGGCAGCCAATGCGAAGGAATTCGAAAAAGCATACGCTGAAATGGACCTGATGATGGATGCAGCCTTCCCACAAACCAGTTGGGGCGTCTACCTGGACCGGCTGGCGGATGAACTAGCCGGATTGTCCAGAAGAGCGGCTACACCGGCGGTGGTTACACTGTCCATTACCGGAACGGCTGGCGCAACCGTCCCGTCCGGTTCCTTATTCGCAACGGCCAGCGGCACGAACTTTGCCACTGATGAGGCAGTGAAGCTGGACGATAAAGGCACTGGCACTGTAAAGGCTACGGCGCAGAGTACCGGAGCGGGCGGCAATGTGGCAGCGGGGGCCATTACGGTTATCCCTGTCAGTATTTATGGCGTGTCAAAAGTCACGAACGAAGCGGCTGCCTATAACGGGTATGAAGAAGAAACCGACGGGGCACTTCTGGAGCGGTTGTTATTTGCTGTAAGACAGCCAGCCACATCCGGCAATGTGTACCATTATATTGAGTGGGCCACGTCTGTCAGCGGCGTCGGGGCTGTTAAAGTGCTGCCGCTCTGGAACGGCAATGGTACCGTGAAAGTAATTGTTGTCGATGCCAATAAAGATACGCCTAGTGAAGAGCTTCTGCAATCCGTGCGGGATACTATAGCGGAGAACGCGCCGATCGGGGCGACTGTGACCGTAACAGCGCCTACGCTTAAAACGGTCAACGTGTCTCTCAAGGTTACTAACGGGACGGGAAATGCGGATGCCATCAAAACTGCATTAACGAAATATTTCAAGGCCAGCGTGTTCGGTACAAACTACACCACTCAGAAATCAACCGACACGGTGACCATTTCTTATGCTCAGATTGGGCGTATTATCCTGGACAACTCCGATACGACCGGGGTAAACGATTATGATGATCTGACGATTAATAGCGGTACTGAAAATATCGTTTGCGCTGTAGATAATCTGCCTGTTGTTGGGACGGTGACGCTGACATGAGTGATCATAATTGGATGCGGCAAAGCATTGTAGATATTCTGCAATACCTGCCGGCGTTTCTTGCCCATAGTCAGCAGTTCAAGGCCACGAATGATGCGGACAGTAAAGAACACGACACCATCCGGATTGATTTGCAGGATGTGCTGGACCAGTTCTATGTAAAGTCTGCTACCTGGGGCCTTGATCGTTGGGAAGAGCTGTGCGGCATTTCTACAGATAAAACGCTCAGCGATAGTGTACGGCGCAGCACGATAATTGCCAAGCTTCAAAATCCAGGCAGCGTGACGGAAGTTTTCCTGACGAACCTGATTAACGGATACATTGCGGACCAGCAGGGATATATCATCAGTTATCCAAGTGAGTACCGGATTGAAGTGCTTTATCATGGTGGCCAGATTACGGACTACGAGAAATTACGTACGGCCATCAGCACATACATACCGGCTCATATCGGCTATAAGCTGGTGACCATTACCAAGGCAGACCTTGAATATCATGGTGCCGGGACCGTGCAGTGTTACCGGAAAAATATTGTTGATATGTCTGTAAAATACAACATCAACGTTGATGATTCACCACGCTATATTGCAGGCGCAGTCGTTCATAATTACAAACTCATAAAAATTTCGGGGGGGCAATAGGCCATGGCTAAATTTGCAAATCTAACCTTTACATCTCAGGGCACACAGATGCTTGTCCAGGCTCAAAATTCTCATACGTTAACGTTCACTTGCGGAAAACTCGGTTCCGGAGTTCTCGCAGACACGGATGATATCTCTAAATTCACGGACTTGAAATCTCCGAAGATGACTTTACCGATTGTCAGCGTGGATGACAGCAACGAAGAAAAGCTGGTGCTTACGTTTGACACGTCTAACACGGAGCTGGAAGAAGGATTCGTCTCCAGGGAAATCGGCATCTTTGCGAAGCTTGATAACGGTTCTGAAACGCTGTATGCATACTCCAATGCCGGCAACAACTACGATTACATTCCGAGCAAGGATACTCCGTCTGACGAAAACCGCCTGGTCGTTAATCTGGTGGTCAGCTCTTCTGCAAATATCTCTGTGCAGATTGACAAATCCATTGTCTATACGCATAAAAGCGATGTTGAAGAAATGATTGCCAAGCATGATGCTGCCGATACCGCTCATGAAAACCGGTTTAATCTGTTTGAGAAAATCTCTGATTTCGCTGATGACATCATCAAGAAGCTGGCTCTCACTACAGCCATCACAGCCATTACAGCACTTGAAACGGGTAGCTGGTTTGGGCAGCTCCTCAAGATGGTACTGACGGCATCCGGAGTGAAGTACAACATCGCACAAAATGGCTATCTCTGCCTGGGGAGTTTCTTGGGCGGGCTAATTATACAGTGGGGAATTTTCCAAATTAACAATGGATCTGGTTCTTTCACGCCTCCGCTGTCCGCTACTATATTAACAGGACATATCCAACATTTAGGGGGTACAGCGCAGTACAACGGGCTGAATGGAACTAATGTCAGTTCTAGCCTTAAAGAAACTGAAGCGCTTTCCTTTCTTGTTATTTGCAAATAG